TGCGCGGCATCGCCAGAAGAGCCGATCTGCGCGGCATTGCCAGAAGAGCCGATCTGCGCGGCATAGCCAGAAGAGCCGATCTGCGCGGCATCGCCAGAAGAGCCGATCTGCGCGGCATTGCCAGAAGAGCCGATCTTCGCGGCATAGCCAGAAGAGCCGATATCAAGGTTGCTTTTCGGCATGTTGTCAATGGTCTGCACCTTCATGAAGTCAACGCACGCTTTAACGAAGCCCGGGAGACCAAGCCTCAGCCCAATGTGTAGTTTCTTCGTGGCGAACTTCCGCCCATCGTCCGTTACCGGAGGTTCGAGCGCTTCAACGGCGGCGAAGTCTGACGGTTCCCCGTTAGCACCAATGAGAGGATAATAGTCGAGACAATCAAAGGGACTTACGCAATAGTGCATCATTCCTTTGCCGCAAATATCGCCGCCTGCTTCTTCAAAGTCTGTGTTCTCGGCGTATTGCTTTCCTTTACACACAAGCCCCGGTGTGAACGCCTTAAAGCCTTTTGTGTTATCCATGTTTTCATTCCTTTCCAAGTGATTGCCCGGCAACTAAATCTTCAACCGAGCATCCATAAAGTTTCGCAAGTTTTTTGTGGTGCTTTCTTGCGATGCCTGCGTTACCGGTCTCCCACTTGTGTACTGCAACCTGACTGACATTACACCGCTTTGCAACGGCTTCCTGCGTCAACCCGGCGTTCAGGCGAAGTTCTTTCAAGTTTCTCGTGGCACTCCCCCCTAATACCTCATAAATATGAGTAGTTATTATTGACAGCGCCCGAAAGCGGTGATATTATGGGTTTGTTCAGGACACATAATCTCGCCGTTTTCGGAGCGGCTGCCTTTTCTGTACCTCTTGGGTACGGTTATATAATAACTCATAAATTCTAGTAATGCAACAATAAAATTAGAATTTTCTAGTTTTCGCAGAGTTGCACAATTCACGTGGTGATAGTATGGATATTATGCTGGAACGGATGCTTTCTCTCATCCCCAAAAAAGAGAATGGTAAATATGTCCACGGAGCGAAAAAGGAATTTTGTGAAGCCATAGGCGCGCCGACAAACATTGTTTCTGAGTGGGAGGCCGGGAAAACAAAGTCGTACAGGAATTACCTGTACGTCGTTTCAGCTAAATACAACGTTCCCGTTGAATGGCTCAATGGTGAAACCAATGATCCGTCTGCGGGCATAAAAAAAGAGGCCACCGAAACCGGCGACCTCTCCGAAGCAGAATTACAACTTATTGAATTGTTCAGGAAACTCCCAGCGGAGGCGCAGGAAGCTTTTCCGGCCCTTCTTGAAGCGACACTAAAAGCGCAAGGGCTACTTTAATCGCTGCTTCTTTGTCTTTTGCCGTATTTATAATCTCAAACGTTTTGCACATATTCTTGTCCATTCCATCCTCCTATTTTGAAACCAATGATTATAGCGATCCTGCGAAGGTGATTATATATGTCTGATTCGTATAGATACTCGCCACCGGCTGATTTGTCGCGCAACAGACAAGAAGAAAGCGACATAGCCTACCGAAATTTCAAAGTTCCATTTTTTAAGAAAGACTGCATTTCTTTGGCTTCGAGATTGGCTGATAGCATAAACCGCAATATCGCTGAGATGAACAAAACAACTGACTTCGGCCAATTTATCGTTCTGTACTATGAGGCGTTATCTTCGGCTAGACATCTCGCAAAGATAAGGAACGCAGTGCCATACAAGTCAGCATTGCCGTATTTCGACTTGCAGAAATACTTGGAAGAGTTCCAATGGCACCTTCGGAATTGCATGGAACAGAATAAAAACAGGATAGTCAGAGACGCACGTGGGCTTTATGTAAATTGGCCTGAGAAAACACGTTCCGACTGTGAGAAATTCAGAGACGATTTCGATCAATATAGGCATGTGTTCAATGAGGGGACTATCGCGTTTGGGCGTAGAATGATGTCCGAATTGCGGCGCGATTGCGGCGTTCCTATATTCGAAAACACTGTGCCTGAACAAACCGCATCCGGAAACGTTCCGCAGGACTTCGACAGAATGTCCGGAACTGATTTTGAATGTTTTTGCGCCGATGTTTTGCGCGGTAACGGATACCAAAATGTCGTTGTTACGAAAAGAAGCGGAGATCAAGGCGCAGATGTCATTGCAGAGCGCGATGGAGTCAAATATGCTTTCCAATGCAAGCGATACGACGGTGATGTTGGAAACGCAGCCGTCCAAGAGGTCTTCACCGGGAAGCAGATTTATAAGTGCCACGTTGGAATCGTGCTAACAAATCGAGGCTTCACACAAAGCGCCAAAGAAGCGGCAGCATCAACAGATATCCTTCTATGGGGTAGAAGTGTGCTACTACAGCTCATTGAAAGTGCTTCTTGAATAGTTGAAGTGCATGGTGATATATTAGAACTTATGTTCCAACAAGTCAACACGACAGAATGCACAAAATCTGGATATTAAAATTCTACAGCCATTTGCAGAATAAGTCCCATTTATTGGCTTGCATATGTGGTATACTGAAACGGGAACATCTTTGGAAAGAAGCTGATATCATGTTTGATGGTTTTGCCCGTGCCAGCGTGCCGATGCTGGCACGGGCTTTGGTTTCTGCAAGCGATTGGGAGCCGCCTGTGCTTACAGCCTACCCCTTTTGCAATGTATTTGTAAAGATATGGTTGCTTGTATTTGCGGTCAGACGTCTGACTATTTCGGAAAGGATGCGTACTTTTATGGAAAAACTATCTGATTTGTGCCGCGACCAGAAGCAGACGATCACGCCGCGCAAGACGAATCAGGATATCGCCGAAAGTACCGATCTTTCCGTTGGCACCGTCGCCCAATTCTTTCGCGGCGACATCAAAAATCCTTCTGTGTACACTGCCGGGCCGATCTGCCGGGAGATGGGCGTATCGATGGATGCTTACTTTGATATTCCGCGCGAGGCTTCTCCGCCCGATCCTGACGCCGTTTCGGCCGAGGCCGACAATCTCCGCATTGAAAACGCAGCTCTTCATGAGCAGCTGCGGCAGCAGCAGAAATCCCTGCGTATGCACCGGCTTGTGACGCTTATCCTGCTCAGTATCGTCGCGCTTTGCGCTTTTGCTCTGGTGGTGGATATACTAAGCCCCACACTCGGTTGGTTCCGTGCATAAAAAATAGCCGCCCCGGCGCAATGCCGGAGCGGTACTTTTAAGGAGGTAACCCATGCAGCGATGTGTAAAATGCAAAATGGAGCTCCCCGATGGGTCTCTTTTTTGTTGCTGGTGCGGGAAAAAGCAAATCGTGCAGCGCAGCCGCACGCGAGGAAACGGGCAGGGGAACGCATACCAGCGCGGGAAAACGTGGACGGCCCGTTGGACTGAAAAAACATACATCGACGAAAACGGGAAGCTTCAGCAAAAGATGAAAACGAAAGGCGGCTTTGCATCCAAGCGCGCGGCTCTGCAATACGCTGCAAACCCGCCCAAGGATGCCAAGCGAAGCTGCACCCTCCGTGAATACTACAAGACATACCAAAAAGGGGATTACTTGTCTCTTTCCAACGACCGGCGGGGCGCTTCGGACAAGGCATTTCAGCGGTTGGCGGAGATCGCGGACTGCGAAATTGATAGTCTTACAATTATGCAGATACAAGATGTGATCGACCACAACGCCAGCACCTATTACACGCGGAAGGACATGAAAACCGTTGTGTCCCATTGCTACAATCTTGCGATTGCCGAAAAGCAAACCACGGTGAATCTTGCGAAATACATAAAGCTTCCCGTCCTCGAAGAGAAGTCCCCGGAACCGTTTTCCGATGCTGATATTAAGAAACTATGGGCGGCTTACGAAAAGGATCATTTCGTCGGATTTGTTCTGGTAATGATTTATACTGGAATGATGCCCGGCGAGCTGCTCCGGCTCAAAAAGGACATGATCGACTTTAATAAAAATGAGATTGTCAAAGGCGGCATAAAAACGAAAAAGCGCAAGGAAACGCCGATGGTTTTCCCAGATTTTCTCGCTCCGCTGCTTCAATCCTTGTGCGCTGAAAGCGACTCACGCATTGGGAACGTATGCTGCATAAACAAAGACAACTTTTACAAACGATACTATGAGTGCTTAGAGTTGGCCGATGTGCAGAAACTCCCACCGTATTCCTGCCGTCATACGACCGCAACTGCCCTCGCCTCCAAAAACATTGACCCATTTACGATCAAGGAGATCATGCGGCACACAAAGATAACGACGACGCAGCGATATGTCCATCCGGATATGAGCGGCATGATCGACGCCGTGAATCTGTTGCAAGAAGATACAAACAAGTAAATTCTGTATGTTACAAAATATGCTACAATTTGCAATTTCCGCAGTGTTTTCAATGGTTTTAAATCCCCTGCTAAGGGAGTAGTCGTCTAAAAAGCGAGCGAGAGTTCGAATCTCTCCTTCCGCGCCAAAGTGCCGATTTTAGCCTAAACACAGCTAAAATCGGCACTTTTTATACTCTATGATGTGCTTGTTCGCATCTGCGGCGGGACTCGAACGTTTTGTTTTGATAAATGTGATAACGTAAAATCGTTTCCTGTATGCTACATTATATGTTACATATTTATTTCAGGATATGCCTTTGATCTTCCGCATCACCGCATCATACACCCTTCTATTTGTTATGGGCAATGCACCTGTAATACGCGCAAAGCTTTTCCTTCGGACCGGGGCCGTCCTTATCTATCAAGAACGCCCGCGCCAGCTCCGCGTAGAACTCCGGCACGTTGACTCCGAACTTCCGCGCCACATCGTAGTAGTCCGAGTACATCATGTTCATGGTCACACCCCACGCCCAGCGGGGGATGTCGTGCGGGATTCCGCTCGCATCCGCGACGGCGGAAGTCTGATCCATCGTCCAGTGCGGCCCGACCGTGCCGTCGGCATTCTGCATGCGCTCGGCCCACTGCATGGCCGTCTCTCGGTCAAACTCTGCCGCTTCCGGCTGGTCTTCGCGGCAGTCCAGCTTTTCCAGCCTGCGGATCGTCTTTGCGTACAGGCCGACTTCCTCCGCGCTGCCCAGCGTCACAGGTTTCTCCATGGCCTCGTGCAGCTTTGTGTAAAGCTTTTCGATATATTCTTTCATCTCGTCACGCCTCCTGCATGTATCGGTAGAGTTTGTCCACGTCGTTCTGATCGAAGCGCAGATCGCCCAGCAGCGGCACCGATACGGTCAGCTTGTTTTCAAATCTCGGACGCGCCGCGTTGTAGAGCTTGTCGAGGTCGATGTTTCCGGCGCCGTCGAAGATCTGCATCATCTTTACCGCCGGATTCTCGCGCAGCGCAAGGATCTTCTCGCGGCTGCCCTCCATGATGAGTGCCAGCATGATCCCGGCCCCGATGCCCTTGCCGCCCGGCAGGTGTGGCATGACCTCATTGTCTGCGTAGCGCATCGCGCCGCGCATGGCCTGATCTATCGTCACCATAAAGTTTTACCTCCTTTAAGGATGGGGCGGCTATTGCCGCCCCTTTGGTTTACTTGTTGCAGCAGCGCTGGATCGGGTTATAGAGCGTCTGCGCCGTAGTCGCGGTGCCCGTGGTGACGTCGGCGACCTGCTTGGGATAAAAGGTCGCGTTGACGTAGGTTACGATGGAGTTGTCACCGCAGCAGCGGCGCTCGGCCTCCATCTTGATCGCATCAAGCGCTTCCTTGCGGACGGACTCGACGTCCTGCTTTACCAGCGTGAAACTGTCCTCGGTGCGCTGGTTGTGGACGGCCTGCTTGCACAGCGCCTCACGGACGTCCTTGAGCTGCCTATCGATATAACCGTACACCTCCAGCATCTTGCCGTCGTTGTACGTGTTGGCCTTGAGCAGCGCGATCTCGCTGTCCTTCGCGGCCAGCTTCTGCTCCCGGTCGAGATCGTAGCGCGTGACCGGCATGTTTTCGCTGCACGTCGGCTCCTGCTGCCGTGCGGCGAGCATGGCGGCGACCGTCATGGCAGGCGTAACCGCCGCAGCAACGTCAGCGGCTTCCGATCTCTTGTTCTGGTTGAGGCCGCCCAGCAGATTGCCGAGCCCGCCGTTTGCCAGACTCATCGCGGCGCCGCCGATGCCAAAGCCCAGCGCAGTCCCCGCGAGTCCCTTGCTTGCGTATTCCATAAAAAATACCTCCGATAAAATAGTAAGCTGGCCAGCTCCTGCTATTATTATCCTGTATCCACCAAATTTAAGGGTTGCACTTTTGTGCATCTTCGTGGCATTTGCGTGCAACTTTTTGAAGTGATCTTATGTTGCATTGTGTCGCAAAAAATTTTTCTAAATCCTATTGCATTTCTGCTTTGATTTGTTATACTAAAGGTGCAGAGGAATCTGCCTAAACAGTGATGAACGTCCTTGTCCATCACCTGCCCATCAAAGCGGAAACCCCTTGCCGTCAAGTAGGGACTTAAAAAAGCGGAGAATCCTTGCCGTTAAGTAGGAACTTAAAAAAGCGGAGACCCCTTGCCGTTAAATAGGGACCTAAAAATTGCATGGGCAATCAAAAGCGAGACGGTTTTCCTGTCTCGCTTTTCTTTTTCCGGGAAGGTCGAAATATGGAGAAACTGCGCATCTATCGAGTCACTGACAAATACATAAGGTTTTTGAATTCGCGCGACTCCCGCGTACAGTTCAACAAAAACGCACACCGTCCTTATGTCGGCGTTGTGCTGCTTGTCGGCGAACACCGTTATTTTGTTCCGATGGAATCTCCGAAACCAGGCCATGCCAACATCAAGCCAGGTGTACACATCTTCAAACTCGCCGGAGGGTCGCTTGGCCTGCTTGGCTTTAACAACATGATCCCGGTCCCGGCATGCGCATTGATTGAGTTTGACCTTTCGGCGGAGCCTGACGAAAAATACAAACGCCTGCTGCAAAAGCAGCTAATCGAGATCGCCCGCAACCGTGCGGCTATCCTCCAAAAAGCGTCCAAGACATATTTTGACGTTGTAAATAAATCGAACTCATTTTTGATCCGGATATCCTGTGACTTCAAACTACTCGAGCGCGCCGCAAGGTTCTATGACCCTGATTTCCACAAGCAAAAGCCCGAGGCATAATGCCCCGGGCTTTTGCTATACCATATTCAGCTTTTCCGCCGTCCTGCGCGCTTCGATCATGATCTTATCCATGCGCCGGGAGACCGTCGAACGATCCATGTGTAGCTCTTCCGCAATATCGATCTGCGGCATTCGCTCCAAGATGTACATCCTCCCGATCTCCCGGTCCTCCCGGCCAAGCATCGCCTGCCCAAGGACGCGCTCCCAATCGCTTGCCAGCAGATTTTTCAATCCATCCGGTAAATGCACGCGCCCTCTTGCCATTTGCGCCTCCTTCCGGCGCAGGACGGCTTGGAATCACTTGCTATCCAGCACGGCGATATTTCCCTTATTGCTGACCTTCAGGCCCAGCGCGGCGGCGATATCGCGCACCTTGACATAGTTCGTGCCGTTTTTCAGGATACGTTCGACGGCGATCTCCTTGCCGTCCACGATCATTTTGCTTTTCTCTACCACTTCATCTTCAAACCTTTCCAAGAATTTTTTCCACTGCTCGTTGCCAGTGGTGTGATAGTAGGTGTTCATGTCCGCGCCGACGAACGGGCGCGGGCAGTACTTCCCGGACACGTCATAGTGCCGGATGATGTGATCCGCCGGAATGTTGTGCTCCTCCATGAGCTTGCGGATGAGCCACTCGGCATTGTCCAGCACCTTTTTCTCGAAGAACCAGTCGGTGTCGTAGGCTCCCATGCGCTTCGGATTGACCTTCTTCGGTCTCAGCTCCACGCCGATGGAGTTCCAGTTCCGGCACTCCGGATGCATCGTACCGTCTCCGCAGTGCCACGCCACATCCGTATCCTTGACGCACCGGTAAATGATATCGCCCTCGTCCACGGCGTAGTGTGCGCTGGCTCTGGCCTGCGGATTTTTGAACCACTCGGCCACGCTGGCCGCAGAGCCGAGCGCACCGAAGTAGTGTACGACGATCCATTTCGGCGTGCAGCCGCCCGCTCGATGGTTGATCGGCGTGAGCGCGTCTTTAATTACCGGCATTGTTCGCGCCTCCATCCACTGCGTCCTGCACCTTCTGGCTCTGCGTTCCGAAGTAGAATGCGATCACGACGGCATACACCGTCATGAAGTCCTGGCTGATCTTGCCCACCACGGCCATGTACGCAAATACCGCCGTCAGCGTCAGCGTCACAAGGCTCTTCACGCTCAGGAGATTCCCGAGCCGCTTGATGATCTTATCCATCGTATGTACCTCCATCGTCTTTATCATTTGGTTTTGCAAATACTCTCTTGAGCAGCAGGAGCAGCAGCTCCCCGCCGAAGGCCGCGCCCGCGAATACCAGCACGTCGCTGAGATCGCACGTCCTGTCCAGCAGGACGGCGGCGGTTTTCAGGATCATTGCCCATGTGGCCACTGCCGTGAGCATCCACAGGCAGTAGTACACAAGCTCGCGGGCCATACGGCCCTTTGTCCATCGTTTCTTGTCTCTGCGCATCAGCCCAGCCCCAGCTTCGCCAGCGCAAATCCGATCAGTCCTGCAAGGATTGCCGTGATAACGCCCTTTACGACCGCTTCCCAGCGGCTTCCCGGCAGCGCCTTGATGCTTTTCACATCGGCCTTGATCTCATTCACGTTTTCCTCGATGGCCTCCTGCTTGGTCGCCAGCACCTCCACCGAGGTCGCCAGCTGATGCAGCGCCCTGTTGTCTGCCTCCAGTTCGTCGATCCTGTGCGAGTTGCTCTTGCATCGCGCCTCCACGGAGGCGATCTGCGCCTGAATTCCATCATCCATCTTGATACTCCTTTCAAAGCTTTCTATTTCGCACTCCGGACAAACCATCCTGCCCTCCGGCACGGCCCGCCCGCAGCATACGCAAGTTTCCATCATTTTTCCTCAATTTGCAGTCAGTGTAACGGTAAGGTTCGCGCCTGTACCCTTTACGGCAAATGCAATACCATACTGCACCTCCGGCGCTTTCCCGGCCTCCCACGAAAGCGTGAATCCCTTTGCGTCGGAATCCACCGCCATCTTGGAATTGAGGCTGAAATTGTCCGTATTGTAAATGTACACGCCAGCTGAGAACACACCAGCCGCTGTATACCAGCACATTGCGCTATCACTGTAAGGGCTTGCTGTTGAACCGCCAGTTACCTGATTTGCGCCGCTCAGCCGGATTGTCAGACCATTCGGGTAAAGCTTGTTGCTGATCGGTATCTTGCGGGTGTGGCCAATGGTTACGTATCCCGGTGCCGATTTCTCCGTTCCGGAGCCAGTTGACAAGCGTATATTATCTACATAGCCATAGGTCGCCAGCACGTCCACCGTCTGTGCTTTTACCGTCAAATGGTACGTCGCAGTGAACCCGCCGTCCTCTGTAGTAGCAGTAATATCCGCTGTTCCTGCGGAGAGCGCTGTCACGACTCCATTCACGACGCTTGCCACTGTCGGTGCAGAACTTGTCCATTCCACTGTCTTGTTGCTTGCGTTGGCCGGAGCCACTGTGGCAGTGAGCGTCACCGTGCCGCCCTTTGTCAGCTCTCCGGAGGTCGCATTGAGCGTCACACCCGTTACTGCTACCGACGCAACGCCGGTGAATACCTCACGGTCGTACCCCGCGCCGAAACAGTAGCTGTAGATTTTCTGCGTGGCTGGATTGAGCACGTTTACTACGAATGCCGTATCGTCTGCCGTTCCAGACATTTTGTTGTACGTCGTTTCTTCTCCGAATTCGATCCCGTAATACTCGCCCTTGCCGTTTTGGCCATATTCATTGTTCCGGCTGAAACACATATTGGGGATCGCCACGCGCCATGCGTTAAATTCTGTAGGTGTGTTGCCGGAAATGCTGTTCAGCTTCGCGGCCTTAAAGCAATGTACATGCCCGTGGAACGCACAAAGAAACTGCGCACTGTGGGAATTCGCGAAATTCACATTCTCTCCGCCAACTACAATACTTCCTCCATCGACATACGCCTTGACGATGTTAGCGCATACGCTCACGACGCTCCAATCCAACGGATGGTGCGAAAGCGTCAGCACCCGCCACCCGGATTTTGCTCCGACCGCCTTCAGCGTTTTGGCGAACCATGCTGCCTGCGCATCCGATACATAGCCCGTAGACGCTTTGTCCGCCGTCAGGCTTTCCGAGGTGTTCAGGCAGATCACGCGCAACTTTTTGCTCTCGAAGTCTCTGTAGCAGTATCCTGCGACAGTCGAGCCATAAGTGGCTCCCTCGCAATATTTCCCGATAAGCTGGAAAAGCTCCGAATCTGGTATCGTCTTCCCGTTCTGTGTGACGGCATACGCTCCCGCATCGTGATTGCCCACCGTACGAAACTGTGGCATCCCCTGAAACGCTTCGTCAATGTCCGCGCTGATCTCCGCAATATGTTTCTTTGTCTCCGCGATCGTCGTTGTGCTGGCTCCCCAAGTGTAGTCACCGAGATAGCAGCAGAAATCGATTCCCGGCAGAATGTAGGCCAGCGCCTTCATCGCCTGCGCCGCGTTCAGGTTTCCGGCCACGATATCCGTGCTGCTGTCCTGCTGATGCGCGTCCGATGCTGCAATAAACACAATACTGTCCGATTTTAATACAGCCTTGACTTTCTCCGCCACGGCCAATGCTTCGGCCTTTATGTAATCCGGAATATCTGCATGCTGAATTTTTTCGCTTCCGGATATCGCATCCACCGCGTTTCCGAATCCCTTTTCTGCATCCCAGACGATTTTAGCTGTGTCTCCTGTTTTTGCGCGGATACGCTCTGCAGTATGGGTCAGTGCCGCACCGTTTGTCAAGTATTCACTCAAAAGGAAACACCTCCCGCACTGAGCAGTTCAGCAGCCGCCCATGCCCCACCCACAACGCGAAGGATTTTTCCGTTATCAGCAGCGGTAACAGCCGGAATATTGGGGACATCCTCGCTTCTTGCCAGCGTTCCAATCCAAGCCATCCATTTCGTGCCGGTATATGTGACGGTTGGATACTGAGGCTTTGCTGTTGGATCTAGTGAACCTAGTGCGCCAAAGCCGAGAACGATTGTATCCGAGATAGACGCTGCTGCTACAAGTGGCAATTCAAGAGGTGCATTTATACCAGAGAAATTTACGATTGCATATACGGCATAGCCCGCCACATAAGCCGCATACACTTCCGCTGCCGTTTTGTCAGCAGTTGCGGCATATCCACTGCCTGTAGGCGTCACCTTTACATAAAATGTACTCTTCGTTGCGCCAGTCGCGCCGTTGACAGACGTGACGGGTGCTTCCGCCAGATAATCCGTGCCCGGTGTGGCGGCGGTCACGCCGCCCGCGCCGTCACCCTTGAGGATTCCGGCGGCGGTGATCTTGTTCTGCTTCTCAATGACGTCGGCGAGCTGCAGCGCCATTTCGTCCAGCGTCGCGCCGGACGGGACGGCGACGCCGTTTTGCTGCAGGTAATTGCCGATGGTGGTCTTGGCGCCCGCGAGGCGGTCGATCTGGTTCTGTACGCTCATGTCGGCCTCCTTAAATCGCGGCGAGGGCGTTTTCGATGGCGTCTGTCATGCTGACGGTGCCGCCGGGGGTATAGCCTGCGGGGATGGCGACGCTGGTCTGGGTGAGGCCGTCGATGGTCTTTGTGATCGCTCCGTTGTTGGCCATGGTGCCCTCGACCTTGCTGCCGTCGGCCAGCACGATAAACTTGCCGTCCAGCACGTCAGCCGCTCCGGCAGTCACGCCGGAAACGTCTTTGTACTTGGCCGGGATGGCCCCGACCGTGACCTTGCCGAGGACTTTGCCCTTGGTGGGCGTGATGTCCTGCGCGGCCTCGGAAGGCGTGGCGGACTTGGTTTCCAGCGCGACGGATACCTTGCCCGTGCCGGAGTGCTTGCCCGCCGGTACGGTGTATTCCTGGTTCCCGGTCGTGGCGTCCAGCACTTTCTCAACTGCACCGTTGTCCGGCATGGTACCAGCCTGCGTTACGCCGTCGGCATCGACGAAGACCTTATTCGCCAGTACGTCAGCGGGCGCGGCGGTCGTCGCGGACACGTCCTGATAGTTTTCCGGGATCGCGCCGACGGTCACGCCGGACAGGCCGTAATAGCCCTGATCGGGCGTGATGGACTGCTGCTCCTTGGTGGGGGTGACAGATTTGGCTTGCAGGTTGTAGTTGCCGCCGCCGGAGACACCCTTGACCGTGCCGGAGCCGTTGTGATAGCCCGCTGGGATGGTGTAGGACTCGCCCTCCTTGACGTTGGCATCGACCGCGCCGTTATTCTTGATGGCGGCGGCCTTGTCGGTCAGCGCGTCGAGTTTGTCCGTGCTCGCGGCGAGTCCGAGGCCGACGAGCCATGTGCGCAGCTTGTTCCGCGCGGTCTGTAATCTGGTAATTTCAGTCTGTGTGCTCATAAAATCCTCTCCTTAAATCGTCGCGAGCAGCGCGTTGATGTTGCCGACCTCCGTGTACACGGCGGCGGACGTTATGGGCTTGGTGTTGTCCTTCTCCACGCTCTCCGCCGTATCAACGGAGAGCGTATTTGTTTCCGCGTCCAGCTTGAGGCCGGAGCCGATCTGATAGCCCCCGCCGGAGCCGCCGCCAGAGCGTGCCGCCTCGTTGATCGCGGCAACAAGATTTTTCTTCTCTTCGGTCGTCAGATCAGCCAGATTGCCGATCTGCGCCTGAATCGCATCGAACCAGCGCTTGGACGGCTCGTCCGGCGGCTCTGCGCCTGCTTCCAGAGCTTGGACTACCCAGAAATCGAACTTATCCGATTTCGCCAGCGTATCCCCAGCGTACCACTGCAATTCACACTGGCCGAAGCCTGCAACGGCAGTATCTGCTGCTGTGATCGTCCAGTAGGCGGTATCGCCCTCGCTCGTCAGCGCGACCGGATACGCGTTGCCGCCCTTCGGCGGCTTCACAAGAAGTGCAGGCCGACCGCCGGGAAATTCTTCTTTGAACGGCACAAGAGAAAACGTCACGCGCACTGCCTCATTTTCTCCGGTGTGTCCTAACTTAATAGGTGCAAGATGTGTTGCTTTAAATTCGTTCATAACATCCCCCTAATAAAGCACATCAACGGTTACGGTTACGTTGCCAGTTGGTTTTTCACCTGTATACCTAACAACCGTCGTATTGTTGTATGTCGCAAACGAAAATTGATCGGCCCTCAAGCTTCCGACATAAGCAGAAGCATAGGCTGATGCCATAAGTGAAGAACCAAGCGGTACGCTCGCGCTATAATACGCGCCGTTGCCGGCAGCTACCCACTCAGAAGGCGTGATTGTCTTTGTAACAGTCTTAATTTTCACACCGCCGCGAATGCTTTTAGAAGCGATTGGGATGTTGTTTTTGACATATTCCGCGATGCCTCCTGCGGCCTTTACGGCATTGTCGGAGTCGTAATCCGATGCCAGCATATCGCCGGTACCAGAACCGGAAGCTCCCCGACAGTAACCCGCGTCTTTTGTGCTGCCGTCCGAGAACGTCAGGATCAGGTGATACTGCGAATCAATGGAAGCGCCCGTGACGGATACGCCATCCGCGCCTGTGACCTTGCCCGTGTCGATAACTGTTCCGTCGGTCGTTGTAATCACAAGGTGGCCGAGCGCGTTGACAGTCGCATTGTTTATCTTCGCCGCCTCAACACCAGCCGCCTTTGCAAGGGCTTTCAGCGTCGAGCCTTTAATGACCTTAGTCGTCCCGGACTGTGAAACGAGCAGAAGATCATTGTCTCCAAAACTGGCCGCGGCATTAAAATCAGATATCTTTTTGTATGTTTCAGCCATTTTCAGCCTCCTGTTTGATAAGCTTGTCCAGCTCGTTATTGATCGCCACGACTGCGAAGCAGTCTGAACGACCAGTGACACGGATCTGATTCAGTGTTTCTTTTATAGCCTTTAGTGATTCAAGCCGTTCGTTCATATCTCCACCTCACAATGCTGTTGCCGTACCGTTTATGTACTTTTTGACCGTGTGATTTGTAAAATCGATCATGATCCCGTCGCTTCCGGTACGGTTTCCAAGCCACAGTTTGTGCGCGGAATCTTCAAAGATCTTCTGTATGAATGCGGGCGTCGTGTTTCCAAGTTCCAAAGTAGGGTTGCTTCCTTCAACATAAAGGCCCATTTTGTACGTCCCGTCCGTGTAAATCTCCATGCCGTTGGAAAGCATCTTCGCATAATCCTGTTTGCTCTCCTGCGCGTAGATCGTGCAGCCGACAATATCAATGGCACTGAGTGTGCCCGCCGTGATCTCGTCAGCGTTCAGATTCTTCACATCGATCTTGCTTGCGTCGATGGAGCCGATCTTCACGTTCCCCTGAATGTTCACGCCATCCTTGGAAAGCGTGATGGACGCGCCGTTTTCAGCCGCAGAATAGGATAACGTCAAACTGTTCAGATTCAGGTCTATCGCGCTCTGAACTTCTTCCGCGCCGACTTTCCCGCGAACAGCAAGGGCAATCTCATCTGTAGTCTTGCGTATCTCAGAAATGGAAACAGCCGTCTTGCGTTCTTCCTTCGTCCTCCCCTGATACGGGTATTCGTGGTTGACCTCTGTATCTATCGGTGCTTCAATGCTGGCGCTCATGGAGACGCCAATTGTGAACACAGCAGATGCAACAATGGAATTCTTTCCATTCGGGCTTACGCTGTCTCCAAGCTCGATAGCCGGATTCAGCCTCGCCGTACCAGCAGAATATGGAAGATACGACACGCCACCAAGCAGGCTATTCACATAATCACAAATTGCCTGCGTCGCATAGATACAGTCCGCTTGAATCTCATAGCCTGACGTGCCGGAAGAATACTGCGTATCCCCATCTGGATAAAGCGTGATCCTTCCAATCGTCACCATGTCGGAAAGCGCGTCGTAGGATGCGACGCGCGTCGTATCGACCGTAGACGGAGAAACAAGCCGTACAAGCCGAAGCTTGTTTTCTTCGGTAATGATGAAGTTGCCGCCGGACGCAGCCGCGATTCCAGAAAGCACCTCTCGCATCGTATAAAGCCCTACAGGGCTGTCAATGCTATAAGGTGCAATCTGGTTGCGGCTGTCCGTTTCCACGCCGAGAGCCGCCGCGATGTACGCCACAGCGGCATCCATCGTCATAGAACCAGCCGAACTTGGAAATTCCTGCTCTGCCGCAAGCATCCGGTCGTATGCCGTGATGGTCATAAGACCGTTTGCGGCAATTTCTCTCGTGTCGATGTAGAACGTTCCAAATGGAATCCAGTCGGTCACGACCGAATATGCACCGGCCAGAATGTACCCATCGTCCGTTTTGATGATGTTCCCAGCCTCGTCCGTGACCAACGTGGTAGGCTCGTAGTTCGTGAGCCGGACATAGCATTCAATTTTTGCTGCCGTGGGAATCGTTCCTTCCGGCCTGAATACCATGTCCAGCATTGCGGACGTAGCCTGCCCAATGGTCAGCTTGTCCATCATGGATTTCGTGATCTGCGCGGACTTGATAGACTCGTAGGTGTATGTGACCCCGTTTATGACGGCCTTGAATTCAGTTTTGTGGTCGATTTCAAAAACGTTGTTCCAGTTGCTCTGAACTGACTGCATGGTATCACCTACTTTTCAATGAGAGGGAACGTGATTCCGTCCCAATACTCACGCCCGTCCGGCTTCTTGATGCAGAAGGACGCAGGGTTGTTGTTGGAATACATCGTTTTTGTAACTGTGCCGCCCTCCTGCGGATCTGTGTACTGTACCTCGACAAAAACAGGCATGATCGCAGACAGAAGGTCGGAAGCCTCCGAAAGGAGCAGCGGGCGGCACGTAACGTCCAGCCTGACTTTCGTAGCGACGCGCGTTCGCTCCATATTGCCGTCCAGCATACGCCCAGTGTCTGGGGAATCTACGTCGTTCCTCGTCCACTTGAAGCCACGGAACGCAATGTAATCCGTAATGTCTACTCCGTTTATCTTTACTGTCATAGTGCCTCCTTACACGCCGGACAGCGCCGCACCGTACATACGGTTTCTCCGATTCTGTCCCGCCGTGATCTCTCTGCCGTCGAGATAAACGCGCGTATCGCTCTTACCAATTCCGGACACAAGCGGAGCCATCGCGCGGTACACGCCGTCGGACACGGCCTCAACGATCTGGTCATTATTCGCTACAGCCGTCCGTCCGCCGATAGAGCCGACAAACTCAGGCCCTGCCTCTCTCGCCATGAAGAGATCGCCGGAGGTAACAAATCCGCCGGAAGCGAATCTGCCGACAGTGTGCGAGAACTTAGGCTTTACGACGTTGCTGGCAGCCGGAAGCTTTGTGCTGCTTCCGAAATCGAAAATGCTTGCGATTGACGCTTTTGCGTCAGATATCCATGGGACAATGCTGACGGCCCACCATGCCTTGATATCATCGAATACGCCCTTGATTTTATCCGGTATCGTGTTCCAGTCGAATTCTTTCCCGATTGAAGAATAGCCATCTGCAAGCATTGGAAGACCGACCGTTGTGCCGACGCCGGAAAATACGAGTGCAGAACCAATCGCGATTTTGCCGACACTTTCTGCCGACCTCTTGATTTTCTCCCATGCTTTCGTCAGCCAAGCATTCACGGAATCCCAGTTGGCCGCAGTTACCGCACCATACCCGGTGATGCCAGCAATTATCAGTGCAATTCCAAGCGGAATCCCGACACCCGTGAACACGAGAACTAGGCCAACCGCGAGAAGCAACGTGGAGCCTATCACAGCGATTTTCCCGAACACGCCCTGCAACTGATCCTTTATGTAATCCCAATTGACGGCGACTACGCCAGCCAGCCCGGCCGCACCGGCGATCATAAGTCCAATCCCAAGCGGGAGATTCGCACCGGAGAATGTAAGCACACAGCCCAAAACAAGCAATCCGGCAGACACAGCAGCGAGGATCTTCCCGAGCGTCCCTTGCAATTGCTTTTTCATTCGCTCCCAGTCGAGTTTCGCCGCCGCGCCAAGAACCGCCGCGCCTGTCAGCATAAGGCCAATGCCAAGAGGAATATTCGCGCCGGAGAATGCAAGAATCACGCCAACAACAAGCACACCCGCACCGACGGCAATCATGATCTTCTCGATTGTGTCTTTGACCTTTTCGGTCATTTCGTCCCAGTTTGCCGCAATTTCTTTCGCAAATAGATACGCGCCCGCAGCCATGAGGCCGAGGCCCAGCAGAATGTTTGCGCCAGAGAATGTAAGAATTGCACCGATAACGAACATCCCGAGTGCAGACGTCAGGATTCCGTATGCGGAAGTAACGAATTCCTGAATCCTTGTTAGGACTTCTGCAAATTTCTTCGCTTTTTCGCTGATCTGTGCTTCCTCGAACATATCCGAGTAGTCCGCGCCAGCGGCTCCGCCGCCTCCACCCTTGTTTTCATCGTTCAGACGGTTGATCTCGTCGAAGCCGAGCAGCGTCTTTTGCAGTTCCTTTGCTGCGCTGGATGCCTTCTTGAGGCTCTTCGCATAGTCCACGGTGTTCTTTTTTGCCTTTGTGAATGTGCTTTGACCTCTCAGTGCTTGGAAGAACTGATTGACGGCATTTGCCGCCGTTATAAATGCGCTTGCAATTGTGTTAATAACGGGGAGCAACGCTGCAAGTGCAGGCATGACCGCCGCGCCAACGGAATTTTTGACCTGTAGCAATGTTGACGCATACTCGGACATGGTGGCGTTTGCGGTCGCCGCGTCTGTGCTGTTCAGGGCGGCGCTGTACTGCACGAGATTGTTCACGCCCTCTTTGCAGGCCGTAGATATTCCCTTGATCGCGGAACGAACTACGCGATACACAGCGATACGCCCAAGAGATTTTACCAATCCCTTTATCTGGCTTCCTATTGCAGAGAGTGGAAATATCGCCGCCTTTGCCGCGCCGATAACGCCTTTATTTAATGCCTCCGAGAAAGCCTTGAAGTCAGATACGGACGTTCTCGCAGCGTCGCCAGCTTCCATGACCTGTTCCGTCACTTGCCCGACTTCAACTTCATCCGCCGCGCCCATTTGCACCGCCGCAGCTGGAGCATTTGCCGGAGTGCCGGTATTCCTCGGCCCATTCGACGCGCCTGCTACAGCGTTCACGTTCTGTGCAGCCTCTCTAAGGTTTGAGAAGTCGATATCCGCAATGCCATGTAGTGTCTGTAATGTCGTTGAAAGTCCGTCGTTCGCGCCCGTGACATTATTTATCGCCGTACCCAAACTCTTTATCTGGTTGACAGCAGCCTTTAATCCAGCGCCACCGGAAACAGATTGTTTCAACTGCGCCAGCGCCGAAACAAGTCCCTCTATTCCGCTCGAGGCGTCCGAAGCGCTTTTTTTAATCTCAATTTCCAGTGTTTCAACTGTCGCCACTCATATCACCACTTTTCTTTTTGAAATTCCGCTCCATATTCTTGAAGAATGCGATTGCCCTTTCTCTCTCACGCTTTACCCGTGCCGCCCGTTCTTCCGGCGTGTCCGGTGTGATCTTCCGGGGTTTGCTCGGATACTCGATAGGCTTTTTGCCTTTCCCGGCAAAGGCGTTGGACAGTGCGATAGAAATAGCATCAAAAAAATAAACGCCTTGGAGCCACAATTCATAATTCTTGCTCTCAAGACGTAATCTGTCTGCTTCAATATAAGGCTTCATCTTGGCGGGATTCATATTCCAGAATCCCGCCTCGCTGATTCCGATCATGAGACATTGCGGAAGATACGTCTCAATGCATTCCTCACGAAAGGATGCGTAGTGCTTTTTTACGCAGTTTCCGTCTGGCCCTTGCTGTCCGCCGTTTCCGCTCTCTTGGACAGAGCCTGAAAAAAACCGCTTTCTTCGACGGCCTGCCGGAGAACATCTGCAATCTCCTCCATCGTACCGCCGTTCAAAATGTGCTTCTCGATCTCTTCTCCTGCCTGATCCGCCTTGACGCCCATGCACATAGCCGCGTAAGCGCGGATAAACATGATGGACTTCGCTTCGATATCGGACATGGGGACGCCCATATCCTCGAACTGACAGACCGTGTTGAAGGTGATCTCCTTTGTCGGATACCCCTTCCCGTTAATTACGATTCTCTCCTGCATACACATTCCTCCATGAAATTAGGCACTTGCCGTCGGTTTTACTGCCGTGTTCCAGCCAATGTTTCCGTTCGGGGTGATATATGCCGTGTTCTCAAGAACACTGTCCACCTCCGCGCCAGCAAAGCCAAGCGGAGACGGGTTACCCGTGAAGAAAAACGCCTTGGTCAGGCCGGGAACGTAGAATTCCCACCACGTTTTCTTTCCGGCTTCCGCTGCGGTCTTATACTGGTCAACAATATCATCCCAAGTCGTTTGCAGATCGTTGGACATATTGAAGGTCACAGCCAGCGCCCCTCCGGGGTCTTTCAGACCGTCGATGTAGGTTTTCCATTCCGTCGCTTCGAGCGGCGTCGTTTCCAGCGTGGACGGCTCCGGATTCATGTCCGGGAGGCTCTTTGCGCCCTTGATCTGCGTGAAAGCCGACGGCCGCGTTCCCGCGACTGTTTCGATAGCATAGCCAAGCAGAATGCCTGCCGTGCTGAGTTCAATTGCCATTTTGCTACCTCCTTAGAAGTCGTTTATTTTCGTCAACGACTGTCCGATACCGTGCGTTCATCCGGTAGATGGATGTTTCCGCGTTCGGCAATGTCATGGGCTGCCTGCTCAGTCTAGCAAAACCCAGCACTGACATTTTTTCGTCAATCGTCTGCATGATTTCTTTTGCCTGTGCTTTGCGCCCACTTTTAAGGTTGCTGTATACGTTGACCTCATACATGAGCTGAGAGTGGTGTGAACCTTCCGTATCAAGCGCCGGAAGGTACGCTGCGTTGTCCTCTTCGATAATGCTGACAGCCGGGAAAAACTCAGGAGCGTGGACATACTCGCCAGTCACAAAAATGTCCCCGTATTTCGCTTCCAGCGTCGTTGCAACCGCATCGAACACATCTGTCTCAATATCAGGAACCACCTGTGAACACCTCCCGCGCTATCCGCAAAATCTCCTGCTGTAGTTCTTTCCCCGTCTGGTACATCGTCGCGGACGGCGGGTTGCCGTATGTATGCAAGCCGCCCTTGTCCTTCGGCAGCCACCATCCCTTGGGGTCGTCCCAATGGCCTTTGCCCGGATATGTTCCGGGCCCGTAGTTCATCGGGGCAGGATGCCCGTATCCGTATGTGACGCCGGAGCCGAATTCGATGAACAAGACTGCCTCTCCGGATGCAATGATGGAATAGCCATTCTCTATAGGCTCTACAGAGATAGAAACGTCATTGTCTCCCGTGTAGACCGCCCTTGAAAATCCGAGGGAGGCTTTTGTGTCTCCAATTTCGGCTAGTCGCCGTGTCACTTCATCGATTTTTCTGTCCCACTCAGCATTAAGTTTCCGGATATCCTTGATGGCCTTATTGATAGACGTGGGATTCAACTCTATCGTGATCTTCTTCACGACACGGACACCTTCTTGATCGCAACCGTCGTGCTGTTGATAGACTTCGCCATCTTTACGACAACGTAGTCCCACGGGGTCGTCGTGGAGCCGTCAGCGGCGATCTCCGGCGCTTTATCGATCCAGAGAACCGAAGACTCGTCCAGATCCAAATTCTTGTCACAGGTCGTTATCGCCCTGTCGTAGTCGGCATTGATCCCGAAGTGTTCATCGTCCAAGGAACCACGCGCGGCAGATACATTCGCTCTGGCCTCGATGGGATCTCCGTACTTTACCTTGTACTGGCCCGTCCGCTTCCCGCCGGAAAGGATTTTCTCGTTCCCGGTATAGTTGGCGTACCAAAACCGTTTTTCATTGCGTCGGAGCGATCTCAATACGCCACCACCTTTGCGCATACGTTGTTCCGTATGTAAGAAACCATATCGGAGTACTTGAACACTCTGGAAATGCCGTTTTCACTGTGGGAAGTCTGGTTTTCCGTGCCGATCAGGTTGTACCCGGCAATGACCGCCATGATCTCGACTGTATCGTAATCGGGAGAAATGGATTCAGCCCCAGACCATGACAGTATCTCGCTTTCAGCCATGGAAAGGTACGCACCGATCAGCTCTTCGTTCCCGCTCTCTCCGAGAAGAAGCTCCACTCTCCTGATTTTTTCATCAAATGTCACGATGCGTACCTCCTGTTATCAGGCGATGGTAAACCAGCCCTTGGTCTTGGGGTTGTCGCCGGATGCGGGCGTGACCTTTACATAGCCAACGCCAGACTTCGCGTAGTAAGTCTTGCTGGCGGTCACGGTTTCCTCCGTTGCTGCGGTTGCGGTGCCCTTGAATACCTTGACGTCCTTGGTCTCGTCCGTCAGCGCTGCGAGGTAGTACTTGCGGGAGAAGATGTAGTTCTCGCGCTTGTTCGCCGCGTCCTCGGAGCGATTGTTCGCGATGTTCTGCTCGACCTCGACGCCCTTCTTGCTGAAGAGAGTGACGGCTTCCTTGGTCGCCACATAGACAGAGCCGGACGTTGCGTCCTTCTTGGTGTAAACGTTCACGCCTGCAACCGTACCGACATAGCCGTTTCTTGCAAACGACTCCACGTACTGGAGCGTATCCTTGAGTTCCTTCCGGAGTTCTGCAACATCGGCCGGGCTGACGAATGCAAAAATGCTCGCGCCCTCAAGGTTTTCAAGGTTGAGCATTGCCTGTGCGTCTGCAAATGCATCAAAGTTCAGTTTGGTGGCAAGGACGACCATAGTTGCCTTTGCGAACTCGCCGTAAACGTCCTTGTTTACAGTGTTGAACATATCGGAACCGGCGCGGCGCATACCGACGGGGACGATCATGGGGTCTTCCATTGCGTCCTCGTCGAGATACTTGAAGCGATTCTGCGCAAGAAGGATCTTGTATTCATCCTGCACATAGCTGACCTCGATGGTCTGAGTGTTTCCGACACCCTTTGCAAGCTTTTCCGTACCGGCGGTCGCGGAATAACGATTGACCTTTCTGGTCATACCGGCAGTTCCTGTCAGGTTGTTGTCAACCGTGCAGAACTGCTGGAGGTCAAGGTGGGAATTGTACTGATCTTCGATCTCATTCGAGAGGAAGAAATTGCTATAGGGTTTGTTCATAAATTAGTTACCTCCGTATAATTTTTCGTACTGCTCCGGGTTCTTCTGAGAGAACTCGAAGCGTTCAGCCACGCTCATCTTGCGCAGACTGTCCAGTGTGACACCGGCATCCTTCCCTGCGGGCGGCTTCTGGCCCTTTGCGAGATTCCCCGCATCCGCTGCGGCTTTCAGTGCCTCGTTGTGCTTCTGCTGGTTGGCGAAAACAACGTCCATCTTGCCGTCAGCAAGGGCCGCCGCCGTATCTGTGGCAAGCTGCTCCGCATAGCCAAGCCCGAGGAACTTCGCCTTGTACTCGGAAACGACCTTCTCTTTTCTGAGTTTTTCAAGCTCTTCCATGATCTTCTTTTCGTTTGCCGTCCGCTCTGCTGCCGCCGCCTCGTCCTCGGTCATTTTCGATTTGAGCTGCTTGGACAGGTCTGCCGCCTCGGACGCCTTACGGTCGAACACGGCCTTTTCGACGTACTTCGACATATCGACCGGGTCGGCAAATTCCATGCCGGTAATTGCCTCTCTGGCCTCCTGCGGGAGTGCGTCGAAATTAGGGATTTTGCTGGTGTCGATTTTCATAATTCATTCTCCTTTGGGATTTAAGGCTTCTCTGCCTGTGTAAAGTGGGCTTTTTGCGCTGATCTCCCAGCGTTTGGGTTTTCAGTTCTTCTCTGAACAAATCTGTGAATAAACAAAAAATGGCCGACAAGAAGGAAAACCCTCTCGTCGGCCATGCCTTGCCGCTTCCATCGGACATCATCTTACCGATGGGCCGATATTTAATTATCTGTCAGGCCGGTATTTCACCTTTCTGGACACGTCCACAACGACGATCCCGGCCTTTTCGTTCTTGATCTCGGCGATCCCGCCGTTTTTCAAAATCGCCTCTACGGCTGCTATGACTTTTTCGTCCAGCATAGGATCACCCCCTGACAGGTACAAGGATGCATCTGCATCCGTAGTGCTCTTTTGGCGGAACCTTGTCTATGTCGTAAACAACGCCGTCCCGTTTGCCGCAATCGTCGCAAACACGATCATCCTCCATCGTAACCCATCGCACACGCTTTACGCCGCAGTCGCGGAACGCAGCCAGCATTGCAGCGTCACACGCGCCGATGCCGTATTGAAGCGTCTGCGTCCACCAATAGTTCGCGGAGCGACGGATGTCGGTCTGAAAGTTCTCGCGGCTGTCGAACTCCCTATCCGTAAGAATGCACTCGTTGAGCCGCATCCTGCGCCGCTCAACTTCTTTTTCGTAGATGTAGCGGGTCACGGGATTGTATTCCTGCAAGTAGCTTTCGACCCACTTCGCATCTATTTTTCGCTGTTTCCCAGCGAACCCGAGCTGCGACGCCTGACCGAAAGCGAACAGGTAAGCAAAATAGCCTCCGTCTAAATATAGCCGCTCGTTCCGCTGCGAAAGCCGCTTGTACATCTGAGCCGTGGTCTTGCGCGTGTTCAAAACGTTCAGCTCGTCGAATCCCATAAGAGAGAGCCGATTAAACTCCCTCCTGAGATTGTTCTTGACTGCCGGAAGCTCTTTGTCCAGTTTGCTGTAGATCGTCGTTTTCATCGCTGTCCACCTCTACCGGCTCCCACTTCTTCATCTGCTCCTGATAGTACGCTTCCGACATATTGAAAGCCGACTGCGGGTCTGAGAACAGGCCGCAATGCTCGAATGCAAGAGCAGGATGGATGTGCGAATTATTGAGCATCGAAACGAGCACCTGAGACTTGCTCTGAATGTTATCGTAATTGTGCCGCGTGAACTTGATATCGACGTCTTTCAGCATGAGCGAAAGCCCGCCGGAACGCTTGATAATGGAAAGCGCGATTTTCAGGAACTCTCTTTCCGAACGCTTGAAGTTCGCCTCGTCGGATTTCGCTCTTGCCTCTGCCGTAGACCATCCGTCGCGGACAATGACCGCTGCTCCGGTATCGCTTGTGCTTGTTCCGCCGTTCCTGTTCGGCATACCGACGATTTCAAGCACCTTCTGGTACAGATCGTCAATGAGCGTCTGCGTCTGCGTCTGGTTTAGCTGCTCGTTAAGAACTTTGATGTCTGCCTTGTTCTCTCCGAAGGATTTCAGGATGATAAGCCCAGCATCCCGGAGGTTTTTCGCCTTGTCCTCGTCGATCTCGGCATTATAAAGCACCATAAGCGACTGAATGAACTGGTCTACGCCGTCAAGTCTATCGCTCTGCGTGTCGTTGATCGCGTCCAGAAGTGGAAGTACGATCTCAAACGCACCCTGTCTGGCGTTATTCAGGACATATTCCACGACCGGGATGTACCCGACTGTGTTTTTCTCATGCTTCACGATCCGTCCTGTACCGTTTATGCCGTCGCTCTCGATCTCAAAATACTCCGAACCTGTCCAAACGCTGAAAACGACCGTCAAATCGTCCTTCTTGACGTACTTGACGCCCATGACAGGCTTTTCCCCGACCCCGGAGTAATGCACGACAAATGCGCCGCGCGGGTCTAGGCAGTGGACAGTGAATGGCGTATCGTCTCCGAGGTCCGGCTTCTCGCCGACAGAGAGGGCCGGAACCGCTTTCCCGAGGATCGCAGCGTCGTTCGGAAGCACAAGCCTGTAGCCAACACCACAAATGTAGAGCCATTCCGCAATGTCGTTGTCCACGCAAGCCTTGCTGCAAAGCTCCATAATGTCGTTCAGCTCGCCAACTTCTTTGCTCGTATCTGTGTCGGAGCGGCTTACATACTGGATCGGCTCGCCGAGCAGATAGCCCGTCTTGAATGAAACGATCTCATTCGCGATGTTCTCAACGATTTTATTGCAGATTTCAGGACGAATTTCCTTTTTCCTCTGTAAAACAGGCTGCTGCCCCTTGAAGTAGCTGTACAGGTACTCGATATCCCCGTAATTGGAGATATGGTCGTTCATTGCAGATTCCAGCACTGTCAAAACATTGCTCTCGTCTACATATTCAACGTCGGTTTTGATTTTCGTGCGTCCAAACTGCATAGAATACCCCTTTTCGTTGGTGGGCCGTCTCGGAGTCGAACCGAGATGTTACCGGTTATGAGCCGGTCGCTCTAGCCATTTGAGATAACGGCCCGTGACTGCCTTCCTGCTTAGATTATCACGCGCAGAATTTTTGCGGCGCATCCTAGGTTTGCCGCTATCTGCGTAGTTTTCAGCAAGCGTTGGTATTCTCTGTATGGCTCGACAGTCGCGCACACATCATCCGGGTGCGACCCGGCCTCTGGCGGCGGACGTAAGTGTCGAACTCAACGGATCTCTCCGCGCACTGTGTTCAAAGCAGGCTCCGGGCCGCCCGGATTCATCCGCCGTATGGCGGGACATGAAGGGCTTGAACCTCCGACAGGCGGATTAACTATCCGCTGCTCTACCAACTGAGCTAATGTCCCGTATGTTCTGCCCTCGCCTTGACACCCGGACGAGCCGGATGCCAAGGAGGAAAGTAATGAAACATGGCCGTGCCAAGGCCGGAGCAGAACTCTTTACATAGATAATAGCACAGAATCACGTGAAAACGTCTGTTTTCGTACACTTTCAACGAAAATAGCGCACACAAACGTGCATCAATTTAGAACGTTCGGCGTTTGATCTCGATTTGCGCAGAGCCATGATACAATTCGTCGGCTAACATTGCCAAACTATCCGGCGCGTCGTCGTGCACGTTCTTACCTGTCTGTGAGAAGGTGCACACTTCGCGCATAAACTCGTCGTATTCCGGTGTTCTGTGTTCTTTGTCGATGAAATAGAACTTCTTGATTTCCGGGGAGTACTGAATAATCCGCCCGAGCTTGCTTTGATTGTTCGGCGCTCTCTGAGAAGTGATATTCGTTGTCACCCCAATTCCTCGAAGCAGTCTATCAACAGTCGAAGCATATTCTCCGCCGCCGTTGTTCGCCTCGAAGCGCTCCTTGTGTGGCTTGTGTTCCTTCGTCCGGTTGGCTACAAGAGGCTGCGTAACGTCCTTCGCGCCCTTGCTGAAAATAACGTCGTGAATATAAACGCTGCCGTCCGTCGCTACATACGCAAAGGGCATTGCAAGGCTGTCACCGCCGCCCCACGCCACGTCGCACACGGCGACTTTATAGAAATCGTCTTCCGGCAAAACGCCGTTGTAATACCGAAGAGACTCCGCAGGGAACAAAAGGCCCTCACGAACATAAGGCTTACCCTGATACTTCGCACACCAAGTCGCATCGTCGATGCTGGCTTTCATGTCCTTGTAGTACTCCGTGGAGAAGCCCAGCCCGTATTGGTAGTTGAAATTCGATTCTCCCTTTTCGTTCAGGGCCGGAATCACGCGGAATCGATATCGTGGGTTTCCTTCGTACTGCTCCTGAATCCTTCCCAGCGGATCGGCAACGTTCCACCGTGTACCGACCATCAGCTCGAAAGCCCCGTCTTTTTTTCTGTCTTTGAGCTGATTCAAATACGCATCGTATTTTGCTTGCAGCCGTACAGGATTCAAGGACTCTTCCAGATCCTCTATCAGGTCGTCCACATACAAGCATCCGCCCGTTCCGACTTCGACTGCGCCGGTCAGTGTTCCGCCGACAGACCGCGCCGTGAACGTTGGGAAGCGCTTCTTCCGCTCCAGATCAATCGTCTCGTTCTTTGCGGAATTATCCACGACCTTAACATCCGGGAACACGTCAGCCCAAGAGTACGTTTCTGTGTCCGTCAGGATATTCATTGTCTCTCTGTAGAACCCGTCCGTAAGCTTATCCGAGTGTCCTGACACGACATTTGCAACGTCCGGTCTCTTCCCCATGATCCACGTCATGAAAAAAATGCAGAGCGTAGACTTCCCAACTCGCGGGGGCAAAGACACCCCGAGAAAATCTAACGCCCCATCGTTCAGTTCCTGCAAGTCCTGTACAAGTGGCCGGAGCGTCGCCCTTCTCGGAACATAAAACCGTTTCGTCTTGTCCCTGTTCCATTCCAGATATACGCAGTAAGAATCGAAGTCATCTTTCGCGGCCAAGAGATACGTCTTTTTGTTTATTTCGAAAAATTTGAGAACTGCATTCGCATCTTCCGTTTCTTTTACCTTCAAAGCAGTTGCGCTTCTCAACCACAAATCATGTTTGAACGCGTGCTCCCTATCCGCCTCCCACATTGCCCTGACAATGTCGAAGTAGTCCCCATACGCCGCGCTATCCTCCGGTCTCGACTCGATGAATCGCCTGATCCTGCTTAACGTCTCTTCGTACATCCTTCTCCTCCAAACAAAAGGGCCGACGCTTACAACGTCAGCCCTTCTTTGCTGCTTACACCGAACCCCTTATCGGTGCGGCGTGTATTCAATTCGGTCGAAATCAAGTGCCTTTTTGCATTTTCCGGGGTAAAAGCGTTCACCGGGCTAAGACCGGTGGCCCCGCTTCCCCCTCCGGTATGCGCTTCCATGGCCTGTATAATATGCGCTCCATGCATTGCATACGTGCATAATATTCACGTTTTTATGGTTTTCAATGTGTTTTCGCAACTTTCCGCAGATATTTAACGCAACAAAATAGATATTTGGTGGCGTTATTTATCCGGCATATCCGGCACGGGGTCCACTTCCGGCAGTGCGTCCTTGTACTTGTCCGCAATCTCAGCAGGGGAAGCCCCATTATCTAGCGGATTGTTTGGCGTAACCACAACATCTTGTGTATCTTTGTACCCAAACATATTCTTACCAATGAAAATACCGGATGCCGGGTTGATTTTGCCGGATTGCATCCAATCATTCCAGAGGGATTCAAGTACAAACATTGCTTTTTTTATCACCGGTAGGTGCGTTGTGCTCCTGTAGTCCCCTGCTCTCCATTTGCGAATAGTAGTGGCGTCCACGCCCAGCCATAGCCCCATACCGGGAACGCTTGGCTTTGCATCCTGGTTGATGCAGAATTCGAAGTATTCTTGAATGCGGTGTTCAACCTGCTTGGGATCGCTGATATCGATCGTGGGGAGATCCCATGCAACCATAGCATTGCGCAGATATCGGGCATTGTCTCCCGGCTCTATGTACTCTTGGCCGAAGTTGGCAAGATCGGGCCTGTTGCGCTTGCGCTTTGGCTTTGCGATCTCTGTTGATTGTTCCTTGGCTGCGTTTGCCTTTGGCATGAACTCACCCCGTAAAAATCAAAATTGCGCTTTTGCGTCGGCTGCGCGTGCGCAAGCTAGCTTGCGGCTGCGCTGCTAGCAAAAGCATAACATTTTTTGTACGGGAAAATCAAGGCTTTTGGGCGTGCCGCGGGGAAGTGGTGCCCGTTTGCGTGCATCACTTTGCGCCGTGCGCGGCTCTGTTGCGTGATCGTCGGCGGAATCGTGGCAGATATGGGAGTTTTGCGCAGGGGCGCGTATATTACAAGAGTGGTGCATACTCGGATTGAAAGGAGTAACCAACGCGCGTACATTGTGCGCCGCTGTGGTGCATCCGGTGCGCGGGGGCTCTCAGACATGCGAGCCGCTGACGCTCCCGCATTGCGAAGATAGATACTGCACAGGATAGCAAGAGCACCGACCGCCGTTAATCGGTAGTCGGTGCTTGCTCATCGCCGTATGCATATGCCTCCATTGCCTGCCTCAGCACTGCATTTACCTTGTCGCCGCGCGCCGTGCAGGCCGCCCGGAAATCATCCAGGAGCGCGCGACGTACCTTTACAGTTTGGTAAGCCATGTTTTCCGCGTCCCACTTTTGAGCCGCTCGGCGCTGGGAACCTGATACCGCCATTTCATCACCTCACACCGAGAGTATACCACGCCTGTCTCTTATACACATCTGACGCTGCCGAC